GAAAAGGTGGGATACACGGAAGGAATGGAGCATGGCGAATTATCTGACGCTCGCTGACCTCAGAACGGCAATCTGCAAGGCCATTGGCGACAATACAGAAGCCAGGGCAACGGAAGTCGATGCCGTTATCAATCAGGTCTATCTTAACGAAATCCTGTCCTGTGACGAACTCCATCCCCTTCATTGGCTGATCCGGATGGACGATTCTGTCCTTTCCAAAGAGCGGGCGACCATCACGGCGATCACCAAGGCCAATCCCCCGGTTGTCACGGCAGCGGGTCATGACTTCGCGGACGGCGACCTTGTGACCATTTACGGGTCCGATATGGAGGAAGTGAACGACCGGACCTTTCTGGTGGATGATGTTGTTGCCTCCACCTCCTTTGAACTCCAAACCCTTGAGGGTGTTGACGTAGACGGGAGCGGGTTCGCCGCGGCGGGGACGGAAGGCTATGCCCACCATCGCGGCGTCACCTTGGCGACCACGAACAAGGACATTGAAAGGATCATCGACGCCGGGTGGGTTGACTACCCTGGCCAGTTTAAGCCCATCGGAATCGAAGAACTGAACGAAAAGACCATCAATTACTGGAATGACAGCCTGTCCCTTCCCAAGCGTTACATGCACCAGCGGCAGTTTGTCTCCGGAGTGGAGGCGCACCGGCTTTTCTGGTTCTGGTGCCCGGATGCGGAATACCGCCTTCGATACTGGCTGGAATACCGTCCTGCCCGCATGACAGCAGCCGGGGACATCCCTGTAATGCCTTACAGGTTCCAGCACGCCATCATCAGCGGAGCCATCACGAGGCTTGGCGAAAACAAGGCGCAGGTGGAGGCGGGCGTGGTGTGGCCGCAGATATACAAATTAGACCTCGATGCAATCAAGGAATACAACCGCGCATGGTGGGCCAAGAACAACCCGAACGACCGGAGCGACCTATATCTGTTATGAGCACAAAACAACTCATACAAACCCTGATCTTTCTTCTGCTTTGCATAGCGGCTCTGTGCCTGTCTGTTCCGGTCAAGGGCGCGGAGTTGGGCTCCTACGCCTTCCCGTTCATCGGCAAGTGGAACTGTGCCGAGAATCCGGCCCTTCTTGACGAATACGGTTTGCAGGACATCCAGAACCTGCGGAAGGACGGCAAGCACTTCAAGGGAGTATCAGGCCACACCGTCGTCAACACTTCTTCAACCTCGACAACCCCGTACATACTGAACGGCTTCCATTTCCGCAAGGACCAGCCGCAGGAATCGCACATCTTCATCTATGCGGCAGACACCAGCCCCCCGACGAATGCGACCATTTGGAGCAACACGACGGCAGTCCCTTCCGCCGGGGATTTCAGCACCACGGCATTTTATGTAAATACCGACACCACGAACATCGGCAGATTCTCCTACGCACCCGCTGGCAATATGATCTATGCCAACGGGAACGTGACTTACATCTGGTCAGGAAACGAAATGGAGGCGACCTCCGTTGTCACTTCCGCCCAGACCGTCACCTACACGCTCGACAATCCGAACGATTATTCAAGCATCCTGAACAACGCCCGCCAGTCTGCGGATCAGACGGCCACCCTGGTATCTTCCGGCGGCGTTGATTCCTATACGAAACTGATGCTGCATTTCAATGGGGCCGATGGATCAAACGACTTCGTGGACAATGCCGTATACCGAACCGTAACCGTGGCTGGTAATGCACAACTAGACACGGCACAAAAGAAATTCGGGACTGCATCAGGACTGTTCGACGGAACAGGTGACGACATCACGGTTCCGGATCATGAGGATTTCAACTTCGGGTATGGCGATTTCACAATAGATTTTTGGGTCAAGTTCAATTCTACGGCAGGAACGCAGTCCCTGTATTCTCATTGGTCGAATACGACAACCTACGTAAACCTTTTTCACTCGGCCGCCGACGGCTGGCAATTCCGGGTGTTTCATACGTCCGTGGCCTGGGTTTCGTTCGGAGAGTCTGGTTCCCCTGTTGCAGACGCGGACTGGCACCATGTTGCCCTTGTAAGGAGTGGTGATCTATACACGATCTACGAAGACGGGGTGGCGGTCGCATCGCAGACCGTGGCCGGTTACATTCCTGACTATGGCGGGACTCCGCGCATCGGGTCTCTTGCTCATTCGTACGAATACTTCAACGGCTGGGTTGACGAATACAGGATCAGCAAGGGCATAGCCCGATATGGCAGCACCTTTACCGTTCCCACGGACGAATACGGAAGCACGTCCGGATGTTTCCTTGTCGGCTTCAAGCGCCCCTTGCAGGGGGTCAAGCCCTACATCGTCACAGGCAACGTCACCACGTCCACCATGTCAGCGTGGGAATGGGGCGGGTCAACGTGGAACGCCCTTTCCATCACGGACGGCACGGCATCGGGGGGCGCAACGCTGGCGCAGACCGGGGCCATTACATGGACCGCAACCGGAAACGCGCAGCCCCGCTACCTTAACGGTCTGTCCCTGTATTGGTATCAATTCTATTTCGATGCGGGGCAGGCGACCCTCTATTACCTGACCGTCGATTCGCCCGTGGGGCCGATCCGGAACATCTGGGACGGAACCATGAAAGTCCCTGCCAAGGTTCTGAAATACGACGGCACGACTTACACCGACTACACGAACGAATCCATAGACGATTCGGATAGCACCTATGCAACGCTATCCAGTTTCGCCAATACCCATGCCCTGTATCTTGGATTCCTTGAGCCGCAGCAGGCCATAGAACTTAAACTTGTCGCGGCGCAGTATAACAGCAACGCCTCAGTAATGACTCTCGCCTGCTGGAACGGGAGCGAATGGCGGAACGTAACGTCCCTGAACGACGGGACGGCGGAAAGTGGCGTAACGCTTTCCAAGGGTGGCGTTATCACCTTTCAGGGGGCCACAAAGGGGCAGGAATGGCGGCGGGCGATCAACGACGAATACCCGCTTTACTATTACCGGATCACGGTAAGCGCAACCCTAGACGCATCGGTGCAGGTCGCCCAGATAACCGGCGCACCCTACCCGGATGCCATGGGGGCTTATGAGTTCGGGGCAACCTTCCAAAACCGCCTGTTCCTGTTCAACGAATCCGGGGGTGCTAAGAACCGCGCCATTTACTCCGTAGCCAATGCCCCCGACATCTTCAACGGCACGGACAGCGGGGAACTGATTTTCGGGGATCGCACCAGCATCACGGCGGCGGCGGTCGCCTACAACGTCTTCAACACGACCGGCATTGAACAGCTTATCGTCACGAAGAAAAACGAGACTTACCGGCTGTCCGGTGACGGTCCCGATAATTGGGAAGTCCAGAAAATCAGCGGGAACGTGGGATGTGTCGCCCCCCTGTCGATGGTTTCCGCTGAAACCACGGAGACAGCCAAGGGAACGAAGCGGCAGGTTGCCATCTGGCAGTCGGACAAGGGGTTTGTCATGTCCGACGGTGCCGCCGTGGTTCCGATCAGCGACGAAATCAAGCCTTACTTTGATCCTAACGACAGCCGCTACATCCCGACGGACAGGCAGGCCAAGACGATTGCTTGGTATGACCCGGGCTTGAAGTCATACAAGGCCCTGATTTCATCCGGTGCCGGTCAGACCTACCACAACGTAGAACTGGAATACTCGCTTGCCACGAACGAGTGGACGAAGATTTACCGGACGAATGCCGCAGGCGCCAACCCGCTCCAATCCGGCTGGCAGGTGTTCGACACGAACGGGCTATCCTACACCTACGGGGGCGGGAAGGACGGAACGGTTTACCGGCTTGAGAACGGAAACGACTGGAACGGAACATCTATCGCCTCCTACCTGTGGACGAAAGACCTGCTCTTGGATCAGCAGTTGCCTTTCTTGCGGAAAACGTCGGTGAAGTACCTGCGGACGGCCTACAAGCAGAAAGCCACCGGAAACGTCACGATTACCCACTATGGCGACGGCACGGCGTCTGTAACCGGCACCTCCGGGCAGGTCGCACCCTCTGTAATCACCGACGCATCCAGTACCCGGTACAATACGCAGTCCGTCATGCTCGGCCCCGCGCTGCATCATTCGTTCAGATATTCGGCCTCCACTTCGGTAGCCGACGGCCTGGAACTGACCGGAATGGGAATCTATTTTGAGCCTTACACGGCTGTGAGGTAACGCCATGTTGAGACAGGATTACATTGACGCCCTGATGGAGCTTAAGCGCAAGGGGCAGCTTTCGGGGCGCGATGCGTCTTCCAGGGACGTTGCGGCCCTGACTTCCGGGTATTTCAGCGATGCGGCCCAGAGGGACCTTGCGGCACGCAGTCTCGCTCTCAAGGAGAAGGCCCTTGAACAGTCAGCTTCCCAGAGCGCGGCGGAATTGGCTCTAAAAAAGAGCACGTTTGACGACGACCTTCTTTTGCGCCGGTGGCAGCAGGCAAACATGATGGGCGCGGCAGATACAGCGTCCCGTAACCAGATGTGGGGCAATATCCTATCCGGCCTCGTCAATATCGGGGGAGCCTACTATCTCGGCGGAAGGAAGGTTTACTAATGGCTCAGTCCTTTACCGAAGCCCTGTATGCCATGAAACGGAAGGCCCAACTCACCGGGAACCCGTTGACCAGCAGGAACATCAACGCCCTGACTTCCGGGTACATCGAATCCGCTACGGAAATGATGAACAACCAGCGGGCCGTGGACTTGCAGGAGGAGGCTCTTGCCCAGACGACCGCCCAGAACGCGGCGGCTCTCGCGGAGGCGAAGCGACAGGCAGAGGAATCTTCTTCGCAGTCTGCCATTGAGTCGGCAAACGAGATTGCGGCGGCGGAAAAGGCATCAAAGAACACGCTCACCGGGAATCTGATGAATACCGGAACGTCTCTTGTCGGAACGGCTCTCATGTCGGAAGGCGGAAGGGCACTTGCGACCGACGCCGTTAAGGGAGTCGGAAAGCTCGTCAGCAACGCGTTCACGTCTTCTACGGCACCGACGACAGCACAAGCGACCTTGACGGGAGCAGTGGCACCGGCGGGAGAGGCGGCGACATCCTCAACCGGGGCGGCAGCGGGGGCACAACTTACTGGAGCAACGGCGGCAGAGGGAGCGGCGACATTAAGCGGGGCGGGAACTGCGGCCATGTCGGCGGCACCTTACGCGGTGGCGGGATACCTTGCGGCAAAGTATGGCGGGAAACTTCTCACGGATGTTACCGGAGAGCACACCGTTGTGGGCAGACTCGGCAAGACCATTTCCGATCCGCTGCAAGGTGTTGGAAGATCGCTTGTAAACGAGTTTATGCCGGACAGCAGCGCGAAGAACGTCGTTACGACGGCAATGGATATTTTGAATCCTATCGGGTGGGCGTTCAAGCAGCTTGACTGCATCATCGTCACGGCCTGCACCGACAGGCATTCCCCGGAAGTGGAAATCGCCCGCGAGTACCGGGACAAGTTCATGTCGGCGGATCAACTGCGGGGTTACTACATGATTGCGGAGGCGGTCATGCCGTGGGTCGTCCGTCACAGGGCGTTCGTCAAGAAACATTTCGTGGATAGGCTAGTGGAGTATGGCCGGTATCACCTTGGGCACAGCGAGAAAATGCCTTGTAGGGCATCCTGTGCGGTCACGCGGGGATTCCTGATGCTGTGCGGGCTTGCGGGGCGCAGGAAACGGTTTTTCGTCCGGTGCAACGGGGAGGCAGTCTAAAATGCTATTCGTACCAGCCCAAATCCCTCATGCACTTCATGTACCGATCATCGGCCCCGTTTACTTTGTTCTCCCAAAATCCGACGATGGAGGGGGCGAGAACGCCCGTCACCTTTCCGGACTGTTGGCGGCAGAACATTTCATCCCGCTCCCAATCGTTCTCGATGGTCTTCCCGATGGGAACGCGGTTAGCGGGTCCGCACCCGACCATCAGCACAAGCAAGAATACGGCCAGAAGTTTTCTCATGGCCTGATTATCCCAAACGGAAACGAAATGTCAAGAGGAGTTTTTAAGACATGAACGGAAATCCGTACTACACCGGCAGCCCGATTCCCGACTTGGGGAAGAACGTCGTTGACCTCATGCGACTGAAATTGAGCCAGGATGAGTTAGGTATGCGTAATCGCGGCCTACTGGAACAGGAGCGCGTCAACCGCATCCAGTACGGAGCCGGTGAGCCGGGACAGCCGGGATATACCCCAGGAATCCACCAACAGGAATTAGCCCTGAAACAGGCAGATTCGGCGCGAAAAG